GTCAAATTACAGTCTTTCACATTGACGGTGACTTGGATAACTGTAAACTAACTAACTTACGCAGTATTTGTTTGAACTGCGTAGAAATTGTTAAAAAGAAAGAAGTGACTTGGAAGCGCGGTGACTTACAAGTTGATTATTGATTGAATTTGTTTGTGTAAGTCATCAATCGTTCCATTATTGTCAATTTGATAGTCATAATCTAGTCCAACACTTGAATATTCACTTGCGTGAACTTTTAGTTTTTCTAGTTTTAATTTGCTTAGTGACCATTCAGGATTACTATTAGGTCCACGATTAAATGCAACCGCAGCATCATACCATGCAGGTTGATCTCCCCTAACAATTCGAATTGTTATTCCACCTGTTTTTTTGATAGCTAGTACCTCGTTTACAAAACGACAGTCGGTGATTACAATATCATCCTTGCTAGTTCGTAGCTTATTTTCTACAGATGCAATCCATATATCATCATGAAAGCTATTACGACATACCTCGGTGCCCCAGTATTGCAATACCCAGCGTGGTGTCAATTTAGGCATGTTTAATCTTTCTGCCCACCATGGATCTACTTGTTCTCTCCACTCTCTACTATGTTTAGTAGAGCCCTCTAGTAGTTCCCTGTCCCAGCCAAATACTGCTGCTACGGCATCTTTGAGGCTTCCAGCAAAAGATTCTTTTCTAAATTTATGATGTGTTGTGAGATAATTTGCGGCTGTATCTTTGCCGCTACCAATCAAACCGGTTATGCCTATAATCATGTAAAAACGCTCCTGTAATACTTATTGTATTACAAAAACGTGACAGAATAAAGTGTTTAGGTTATCCTTGTACCCATGTCAATGGTTGACTATAATCCACATAGCGTTTTAATTCTTCTATTAATTCAGTCTGTAGTTGTTTTGATTCAGCCTTCATTGCTGTACCGTTTAAGGTTGTGCCGCCACCGGGTCCTGCAATACTACCAAACTTTTCACGTGCTTCGCCAATTATGCCCTTAAGGATAGCATAAATCCAGTCAGCGATCCAAACACCGGCTCCCGGGTCTTGTAATAAGACTACTTCCGGACGCTGTACATCTGCCCAAATGAGGATTCTTTCTCCCGTGCCTTTAGGGTCACGAACAATTCTAAGTACTTTAGTGACAGGATCGAACGTGTAAACTACATAGCCACCAAACATACGTGCAGCTAGTTCTACATAACCTGCATAAAAGTCATATGTTGCCATGCCACCTGCATAGTTATAATTTAACAAATATGTGTTTAAGATAGCACTTGAAAACGGATCAAAACTGCTAGAACCAGGGCCTGTTTCTAAACCAACTGTACGCCTGTACAAACAACGTACATTTATAAACTCCGCTGGCAACGTATAAGTATCTACGTTTTCTTCCACTGTAAATAGAGTATACGATTCTGCTGTTGCGTTTTGTGCTCTTTGACGATAAATCTTGATGGCATAGTTATACGCAGCCTCATAGTGCTGAGGATCTAATTCTAAATCAATTATGCCATCACCCAAACGGTATCTTACATTAGTAAATACTGCTTGTTTTAGTTCATCTAGGGTTAATCCAGATGGGGTAGAAAGAATACTAGCTGTCGATGATATGGTCATATGTGTTTCCTGATATTGTATTTATCAGGAAACACACTGTATCAGATATCTCCAACTTTGCGATTCTCTGAATAGTGTGCATCAAAACTACCACCGGGATAACGACTCTCTAGCTTACGCACGTTCTCGGCAATCACATCATTGGGATCTAAATTCAGTGCCCTACATGCGTTAATCCAGTACCAGATAACATCCCCCAATTCACGTTTCATATGGAATACTTCATCAGCAGACAATCGTTTACCCTGAAAAAGAATCTTTTTGGGCACTTCAATAAACTCGCCGGCTTCTGCGGCAAGTCCCATACATGCAGTAATCAACAACGGTACGTTAACGTCCGGATCATGTCTTTGTGTCACTTCATCAAAATTAGCATCGACTTCATCAAGACGATTCATGAATGTAGTCAAGTCATTGCTTGCTTGGCTTGTTACAGCCTCAACAAAATCTTTGTATTTGTTCAAATCGATATTCATACTAAATCCTTAAACATAGTTTTTCTTCCTTCTACACCTACAAGCATATCAAAGACCTCTCGGACACGCTGTAGCATTGCACAGTTAAACATTAATAGGTCACGCCTGTCATCACACATGCAAATTTGTTGATCTATGGGTGCTATCAATTCTGCCATTCTCTTGGGTATGTCTTTATTTTCCATTTACCACGCTTTCAAAATAATCATTGATTCGTTGAAACGGCCGTTAGGTGTAGTTGCAACTGCCTTGATTTCAGTAAAGAACTTACGAGCCGCAGGCTTACTTCCCAATAACTCTTTAATCTGTTCTGCAGGTTTTCGCAGTGTCTTAACCTCACTCTTTGCTGTATCAAAGCCCAATAATGTATTACCTTTCACTGTAAATGCCTTTGAGTATTCGTCAGCAATATAGTGATGTATCTTGCGCTTTGCGGTATCATATACCCACGCTTCACCTGATCCGTGTAATTTTACAGGGCTGATAGACACCAAGTCAAGTTTTGCAACAACATCTTTGAATGTTTTAAGATACTTCAATTTAGCTACAATCTTTTCAACGGGAACTGCCTTGCGTTGACGAGGGGTCTTGCTTGCTTTCTTAACGCTAATATATGCGTTCAAGTCTGTGAGAACTTGGTCTATAAATTTGACAATGTTTCGTACTTGAATTTTACTCAAGTAACCGTATCCTTCTACTAATTGCTTGTCGGTACCTTCTTGTAGATCAGAAAATTCTTGTTGTTTCTTTTTCCAAACTTCTGTAACCAAGCTAATATGTTGAGGCATGACGTTGAACTTTGCAACAACATCCATTGTTTTAGTCTTAGTTTTACCTTCTGCAAGGAATTCATCAAACACACCTTCAAGCTCCCCTGCGGCGTCTTTTGCTTTCTCACGCAAGATATCTTGTATGTTTGGACGTGCAATTTCAATCAATTCAACCTTCTTTGAACCGGCAGTAGCACTTGCTTCCTTAAATTCAGGGGCAGTAACTGTTTTTAGCAACCTAGAAATTTCGTTCTCAAGTTTAGCTTCCTCATGCTCAGTAGTCTCAAGACCGCGTAATTTCATACGTGCAAGCCAGCAGTAAGTATTAACAAACTCATTGTCTGCTACCCTGCGCATTACCTTAGCTTCCTGTGTTCGTTTTGTAAAGTCTAGGAACTGACACATCAGTTCTTTAGCATCTTTTTTGCCGTAGAACCAGTTGTACCAAGTAAATCCATTTGCCAATGACGATGTACGCACTTCAGTTTTGGGTTGAATTACGTATAGGGGTTCCTCACCCATATACTTTGTATCTGGGTTTTTGGGATTCAGTACTTTAACTTGACTGTGATCCTCAATATTGCGTTTGCGTGTAACCATAGGGTACTCCTTTACATTGATTTAGCTAGTATAACATAACCCCTATTTATTGTCAACTTTTAGGGATGAATGCTTTAGCGATAAATAAGAGTAGAGTACACAAAAATATGCCTAGATTAAGTCTATATCACCCTACAAAATCGAATGATTATCGTTTTTTTGACAAAACCATTTCCCAAATGTTTACTGCCGGGGCGACTGACCTATATGTACATAAATATTTAGGTCCTACTAATCAAGGTGCAAGTATTGATTATACTCAACCCCAATATGATAAATTAAATCCCACCAATATTCAAGATTTATTATTTCTAGAAAATAGAGATAGAACATATGATCCAAATATTTATAGATTGCGAGGCCATTATAATGTACAGAATTTAGATTTTGATTTAAGCCAATTTGGTCTGTTCTTAAATAACGACATTATATTCATTACTGTTCATTATAATGACATGATTGACTTAGTGGGTAGGAAGTTAATGGTAGGTGATGTTATTGAATTACCTCATTTACTAGATTACAATCCATTAAAAGAAACTATTCCAGTAGCATTAAAGAGATTCTATCAAATTACTGACGGTAACTTTGCTAGTGAGGGTTTTAGTCCAACTTGGTACCCGCATTTATGGCGTATCAAATGTGAACCGTTAGTTGACAGTCAAGAATTCAGCCAGATTTTATCGGCACCCATCGATCAAGATAACTATCTTGGTATTTGGGATGTTACAAAAACATATCCGGTAGGATATGTTGTTACCTTTGGTGACAAAAATTATACAACTATCGCAGAAGTTCCTCCCGGAGTTATGCCACCTGACGCAACTTATTGGAAGTTAACTGAAGAACAAAATCTTAAAGATATACTTGGCACTTATAATAAAAACATTCAAGTTAATAATGCTATATTAGAAGAAGCTAAGAGATTGTTGCCTAAATCAGGTTACGATAATTCAAACTTGTACATTGTACCTACATATGGTATAGAGTCTAAAAAGCTTAATCAACCGGCACCCCCTATCAATGTAATAACTAACTCTAGCGGAGCTCCTGTAATGACTACCGGTAGAGTTGTTATGGTTAGTTCATCCCAATTTAGAAATCCTAGTCCGGCAATTCGTATCCCTAAGGCAGCAGTAAAATCTATTTGGGATATGACTGCTGACATGGCATTTGATGCAATAGAAGCACGTAGTACATTGAACTTAGAAACAATTACTACTGCGCCTATATTACTAGGTAGTGGATCTGGGCCAGTAGAAGTTGATACAGTGTTAACCGTTCAGTCAATGGGTGTCATCACTGGCCCATATGGTACTGCGGACAACACATATGCTACTGCTGATGCAAACCCAGAACTACCTGGATTCACTGGAACAATAACCCCTCAAATGGATTGGCGCGCTGACTGTGATCCTAGATTCCAGTTCATTGCCCGTAGTAGTCCAAGAAGCTTTGGTTATACAACAGGTTACTTAGATGGTACAGGGGCTGCACCCAATGGATTCCCTACCGGAGCAGGCATTGCTTTCCCGCAAAATCCTACATTGGGTGAGTACTTTTTACGAATAGATTATTTCCCACAAATATTATATCGTTGGGATGGTAGTCTTTGGATTAGAATCTCCACTAATGTGAGAACTGACACTGGATTGGGTATAGACGATAAATCGCAGTTGTCAGGATTTATAAATAACACTGCACAGACAAGATTGACAGATGGAACATTAGTTCCACAGCGTCAAGCATTGTCAACAGTATTGACAATTGCACCTGATCCAATTCCACCGGTAATTTAACACATGGCACAATTTTTCTATGACAATCAGGTACGCAGGTTCCTAATACAATTTGCAAAAATCTTTAGTAACTGGCAAGTTACTAAAGGTAAAGACCCTGCAGGTAATGACATCATTGTTAGAGTACCTATCATGTACGGTGATAGTAGTCGTCAGGCTAGCACTATTATTGCTAACAATAGTGCAAGTAATTTACCAAGCGCACCATTGATTACTTTTTACATTAGTGGATTAGAATACGATCAAAAAAGAACACAAGATCCTACATTCACTGACAAGGTTAATGTTCGTCAACGAGCGTATAACCCAGATACACAGCAATATGAACAAGTGCAGGGGCAGGCGTTTACTATTGAACGATTAATGCCTGTACCATACACATTGCGCATCTCGGTAGATTTTTGGACTACAAA